GTTCAAAATAGCATTTTATCTATTCGATTACAAAGATGGTTCGTTTAAGAAAGTTTATTTCCATCACTGGAATGATAGCAAGCCAGTTTTTACAAAAAACAAGAAGAGAGCAAAGAAGTATTTTGATGAAAGATCAGCAAATAAAGATATAGTGCAGTTAAAAAAAGCAGAATCACCATCTGTGAAAACATTATCTATAAAATTGGAGGATAAAGAATGAAACTAAAAGACGGATTTTACGCTAGTAGTCATGGTATCGGCGGTTTAATGCTAGATATGCCGACAAAGAACCCTAAAACACGTAAGAAACCAAAATTCAAAGTCGGTGACATGGTTCGCTGTGAAGCAGAAGGGTTCATCTATCCATTTCGTGGATATGTAGAACACGTCTATAATCACTCAGCGATCATTCGCATTGAAAACACGATGGAATGTGATAAGTGGTTAGCGAAAAGCAAAGAGAATTTAGCAGTGGTGAGATTGGTGGATATTGAACTAATCAATGACAAATAAAAAAGCCGGATCGCTCCGACTGATGTAATAAATCCGACAAGTTTATTATATCACATAAAGGAGCGGTTTGACTTGATGCAATTGTTACGAGAGGTAGATTTCAAACAGACAAGATGTAATGCGAGAGATGTGCTGAAGAACTTTCGGCGTTTGGAGCGGATGGCAGGTCGCTCTTTGATAGATATTAAGTCTCCTATCATAACCGATATGCCGAAGGCACCGAAGCACGGCAATAAGGCAGAGGACGCGATCATTCAGATGATGGATATAGAAGCAGAGAGAGATGCGATTCTAGCGGCTTTGATGGCTCTTAGTCTGATTAGCCGTCAGATACTCTACTACAGCTTCTGTGACGTAAATAAGCACTCTAATTATGAAATAGGTCAATTGATACGAGGATACGGAGAGAAGAATGTAGAGAAGCTGAAATCCATCGCATTGATTGAATTTGCTGAAGCATACAAAAAAGGCGTGTTAGTTCAGTATCGTTGATTTTGTAGGGTTTTTGTAGGGATAGTGTAGGGTTTTTGAGTGTTTTAACGTGATATTATGGTAGTGTCGAAAGATTAGTGATAGGTCTGAGACAAAATAATAATAAAAGGAACATCGTTTTATTATTGTTTCACAATTAAGCTTCGATAGACAGCAGCGGAAATATTAAGGATAGGGATGTGAATTTTAACTCCTTCTAAATTGTTCTTATTATCTATCATCCGTTGCTGTCTATTAATTTATGTATTGGAGGGTATATAAAATGAAATTATCAGTTGAAGGTACTCCAGAAGAAATAAAAGAGTTGCTCCAAGCTATTGGTGGTAGCAAGGAGCAAAATATAAAAATTGATGATATTTATAAAAAAAGTAAAGATTTTTTAATTAACGGTCAAGCTGTTGCTCCTAGTTTTTAAAATCTTCAGAAACAGCGGAAAGAAATTGATTATAAAGCTTTATATATTCAAAATATGCATCAAATTTTGCATCTTTCCCTTCAATTATTTGAGATTTAACAATATCTCTGACAAAAGGTAATGTTGCAATTGCTAAATCATGAGCGCGTTGTTCATTGGTTAACATAGTTTTCACCTTCGTATATTTATTTCAGCGGACCACTCGCTGATAAATAAAATTATACGCTTAGTATTTATTTTCACAATAAGAATTTATCGTAATAACTTTTGAGTAAATAGAACAAAAAACCTGCACTAGTTTCCGCTAGTACAGGCAGTGACTATATCGGTTGATAATCTAGCATATATTAAAAATAATTGCAAGAAAAGAAATTTATAGTGGTCGATACCAAATTATCAAAGCAATGTTATTTTGTTGCTGTCTATTAATTTATGTATTGGAGGAAAAACGAATGGATAAAGAAATCAAAGTAACTGTCAAATTAGATTTGACTGAACTAAAAGAACTGCTCAACAAGGCTAGTGACCAAGTCGAACAAATAAAGTATCAAGGTATGGATCGGGAACGGTTGATTGATATTATTGAGCAACAACGTTTAGAATTGACCCAAAAAGAAGCTGTATGTAAAGAGTACAAAAAACATTTAGAACAAGTAATTGAGTATCATTCAGTAGAAAAGTACAGATCAGTGGTGCAAAAAAATAGAGCAACGAGTCCTGATCCTCGTCAAGATGTATCGATTAGTATCAAGACGCCAGTATTTAATTCTGTTAAATCAGAAAAGCTAGAAAGTATCTCAACTGCTTTGGTAGAAAAAGCAGCTGAAATGAACTCCCTAGCAAATGAAGTTAGTCGTCTTATTTAGTCATATCGATAACTTGAGAGTCTTTGGTGATTCCGTTTTTTATAGAATTAATGGTTTGTTCAGCGGAATATTTAGTCAAGTATGTTTCGCTAGTTGCTACTACTTCATTGTTATTGGACTTAATAACGAAGTAATATTGGCCATTAGTTGCTTCTCTTATAACAAAGTACAAATTTTTCACCACCTTTTAATTTATTTCAGCGGACCACTCGCTGATAAATAAAATTATACACTTAGTATTTACTTTCACAATATTAATTTGTCACTGTGGTGGAAAGGGTAGACGCTAAGCATGCGTGCTAGGTCAATGCTTCGGCAACCATGCAATGTTCGATTCATTGCCAGTGACTTAAGGAACCTACGGAAACAATTCATCTTATCGGATGCCGATGAATTGGCTGACTAGTCGGGATGCGACTAGCAGTTAGAAGGCATAAAATACTAGCGCAGACGTGCGCCACTCTCAGGTGTAGGTTAGGAGAGAAACATTAGTTGGGGTTATTAGGAATACGATAACCTGCTTGCGACAAAGCTTTGTACTGTCGCGTTGGTCATGAACAGAGACGGTATTCTGTTTCAGTATTCTTTAGCAACCGAGGGATGTGGCAGTGGTGAGGTGCAGGAAGTATCAGACTTGTTTGTGTGTAGGTTGCTATTACATATTAGATCACTCTTTGAGTGGTCTTTTTATTTTGCACAAAGGAGGATTAGAAATGGCTGTGTCATTAATGGATACCTCTTGGGGTCAAGTAGATAATTTTTATTTAGATTCTCCTTTACCGAAACAGTCTATTTGTTATAATTTAAACAAAAAGATTGAGAAGAGGGAAAAACAAATGGATCCACAATTAGTTGAACTAAGCGCGAGGCTTACCGAGGTAGCACTAAAAACTACAGCAACATCAATTTCATCAAAACTTAAAGCTGTAAAACAAAGCAGAGATGATAAAAAAATAATTGCTGAAATGAACGATATGATTTATGAATTGCTTGATGATAAACAGGAGTTAGAAGCCATAGCAAAATCTTACCAAGAAGAATTCATCGCACAAAAATTGAGTGAAGACGATCTGAAGTATATTTCCTCAACTGTTTTACCAATTATGAAAAAATTTCTTGAAGAATTAGCCGAAACACAAGAAGTAGAAGAGCGATTAAAGACAATAAAATTAATTGAATCTTTGGATGCATTTGAGTCACTGCTATCCATAAATACTTTAAATGTTCTTCAGCTTATTGGATTTAACTTCAAAAAAGGAATTGGCGAGCCATTAACTGAGTTAATCAAAAATTCTATAAATGGTTCAAATAAAAAAGATCAGATAAAATATAACGAACTTATTGCGGAAAGGGATATTGAATACTTCAAATTGATCCAAGATAAAGAAGCATATGATCGGTTTATGAGTTTAAGGAATTGATAATGAAGACCACTCAGCGAGTGGTCTTTTTATTTTGAAAGGAGTTTTATCTATGAACGAAAACCAATTAAGAGAGTTGTTTAAAACGAATGAAGCAAACAAAACAATGGAAGCGACATTCTACGAAACTCAAAAAAGCTTAGCGTTAATCGCAAAACAAGCTAAGTATTTCTACGATCAGCTTATTCTGCAAGGATTTAATGAAGGACAGGCTATGGAATTTATGATGCGAACCTTTTCTGCCAGTAACCAACAGAAAGAGTGATACGTAATGAGAAACTACTGGTATGTATCACTAACAAATAAATACCCGCAACCAAACGCAGATGATCCAATTAGAGTTGTCCAGTCAGTCCAGATTAAAAAGAAGTACTCCATTGTTGAAATGACCAGAGAAGCTACGCCAAATGAAATTGATAAATGCAAACTTATTTATTGCGGTCATGGATATTTTAGTGAGCAGAACATACAGACAAATATAAAAAAATATCATTAACATATAACAAAGGTGGTGATGGAAAATGAGTAAGTTGAATCCTAAGCAACAAGCCTTTGCTGATGAGTACATCATCACAGGCAATGCTTATCAGTCAGCGCTGAAAGCTGGCTATAAAGAAAACTACGCTAAGAACGCACAAGAAAAATTGGTGGAAAAAGGTGGAAAAGTATCCGACTACATTCAAGAGAAGCTAAAAGAAGTTCAAACTAAGAGGCATTTAACAATGGAAGAAGCTTTGGCTATTACTGCTTCTATTGCAAAAGGAGAACCACAACGCTTTGAAGTTGTTAAGAGAGATCCTTATACAAACGAAATCATAGAACGTGAAGTGAGTGAATATTCAGCAGGTTTCAAAGAACGTAACCAAGCACTTGAGCATTATTATAAAATAAACGCAGCATTTGTAGATAAGCAGAAAGTTGAAATTTCTGAAATACCTACTTTCATTGATGATATAAGTAGTGATGATGATGGCTAAAAAACTATCTGAATTTCTTCCGCCGAAGTTTCATTCAGTATGGAGAGCAACTTTAAATCAAGATATTCTTAATATAGTTTGTAAAGGTGGGCGTGGTTCAGGAAAATCATCGGATATAGCGCATATCGTTACTCAGTTACTTATGCGTTACGCTGTGAATGCAGTCGGGATTCGGTATGTTGATAATACGCTTGAGCAATCATTGTATGAACAGATGAAATGGGCGATTGAACAACAAGGTGTTTCCCACCTATTCAAGTTTAATAAATCTCCATTGAGGATTACTTATAAACCGCGTGGTAACTACATGATATTTCGTGGAGCGCAAAATCCAGAACGAATTAAGTCGTTGAAGGACAGCAAATTTCCTTTTGCGATTGGTTGGATTGAGGAGCTAGCAGAATTTAAGAATGAAGATGAAGTAACGACTATCACCAACTCCCTATTGCGTGGAGAGTTGGACGATGGTCTTTTTTATAAATTCTTTTACAGTTATAATCCGCCAAAACGGAAACAATCATGGGTAAACAAAAAATATGAAACATCCTTTCAGCCTAAGAATACATTCATTCATCATTCAACTTATAAAGATAACCCTTTTATTTCTAAGGAGTTTCTGAGCGAAGTCGAAGCAGCCAGAGCAAGGAACCCTAGACGAGCTGAGTGGGAGTATGATGGTAAAGCTATTGGATCTGGTATTGTACCGTTCGACAATCTACGAATTGAAGCTGGAAGTATCACAGATGAAATGGTGGCAAACTTCGACAACATTCGCCAAGGGCTTGACTACGGTTACGCAACAGATCCTCTTGCTTTTGTGCGTTGGCATTATGACAAGAAGAGGAATTGCATATATGCCATTGATGAACTATACGAGGTTAAATGTAGCAATCGTCGTGCAGCTCAATGGATTAAGAGCAATAAGTATCACTACCAGGATATCATCGCAGAGGTTGAACCTAAATCAAACGCTGAGATGAGAAATGAGCATGACATATCGAAGATAAGGCAAGTTACTAAAGGACCTGATAGTGTTGAATACGGTGAAAAATGGCTAGATGATTTAGATGCGATATACATCGATCCGATCAGAACACCAAACATCGCTAAAGAGTTCGAAAACATCGACTATCAAACAGATCGTGATGGAAATCCAAAACCTCGACTTGAGGACAAAGATAATCACACAATCGATGCTACTCGATATGCTTTTAACGATGACATGAGAAAGCAACCAGAACCAGTCAACGTCAAAAAGACGATCGACACATTCAAAAAACTAGGATTGTAGAGGTGATACAGTGGAACAGAATATTCAGCTTCTAGGGCAACAACGATTCGATGAAGAAGCTAAACTTTTCTATAAGGTGCCAGTTAGTCAGTTGCCGAAAATCGACATGTTAGATCAACAGACAGGAGAGGTTAGCGAGTTTATCAACTTCAAGCATGAAGATATGTGGAAAATGATTGTTGGCTTTATCAAGCATCATCGTGAAAGACAAGTACCTAGATTAAAAGAGCTAAAGCGATATCTGAATGCAGACAATAACATTAAGCGACGTCCAAACAAGCCAGACGGGAGAGCAGACAACCGCATAGCGAGCGATTTTGCTAACTTTATTGTGTCGTTCAAACAAGGTGTCTTGTTAGGTAATCCGATTAGTTATAACGGCGATAAGGTTATTGTTGAACGAATTAATCGGTTTGCTAGCGAATCTAATGAGGACTACCATAATCAGTTGATGAGCCGTGATGCATTTGGCTTAGGTCGTGCTTATGAGTGGGTTGGACGTGACGAATATGGCAAAGAAACAATAGCTAAGTTTGATGCGGAGCAAACATTTGTGATTTATGACAACACAAAAGATAGAAACTCGATTTGCGGCGTACATTACTTCGTTGAGAAATTTTTGGATAAGTCATTCACTCGGATCGAGTTATACACAAACTGTGGATACAACTATTACTTCACAGCTAAAGATGATGATTTGGAAAATGCCGTACTGGATGAAGATGGAGAAGTTCAAAGCTATTTTGACACTGTTCAGATCAATGAATGGATCAACAACGAAGAGCGCACAAGTGATTTTGAGCATGTAATGGATTCCATTGATGCATACGACCTTTCACGATCGGAAATGGCTAACTTCCAACAAGATTCGTCGGAAGCCTACTTGGTGATTAAAGGGAACCCTGACACAGCAGACGACCAAGAAGGCGACAACAGCAAGTTAGCAGTATTCCAAGCTATGATGCAAGCAAGAATGCTTGTATTAGGCGATAAAAAGATATACGACAACAATGTTGCAGGTGCAGAACCTGATGCGTATTACCTTAAGAAAGAGTATGATGTTGCAGGAATGGAAGCTAACGACAGCCGGACAGTTGCTGATATCTTACGCTTCACATCTCTTATTGATTTTACTGACGAGAACATCGGGTCCAACCAGTCAGGCATCGGATTCCGTTTCAAAGGTTGGGGTTCAGACAACGATCGTAAGAACAAGGAACGAATGGTTAAGAAAGCTATTATGCGCCGTCTGCGGTTGCTTACACACTCTTGGAGCATTAAAGACGGACTGGATAAACCACGAGGCTTGATTGATACAGTCAAAGCCTTTTTTGTTTCTGATGAAAAGCAACAAGAGCAGCTATACAACAAAGTAAACGAGATACAAATTCAATTTACGCCAAACGTACCGCAATCTGACGAAGAAATCATGAGCGTAATCGCTGGAATGGTCGGCATCGTATCAGATCAAACGTTGTGCGAAATGGCCGAGCGGTTAACTGGCGTTCCGTTTGAAGAAGAACTTAAGCGATTGAAGAAACAAGCCGGTTCTGGTGTGTTTGACAGTGACAAAGAAACTGATACGGAGGTTGAAGAAGATGAATCTCAAAGAACAGATGATGAACCAGTATCAGAAGAAGGATAGCGAAAAAATCAAAGATGCTATTGCTGAAGCTATGAAGATTGGCAGGAACGAAGTCCTGTACGGCAAAGACGTTATCACAGATGATATTCGCAAAGAGTTTCAAGATGGCGGCTTTACTGTTGAGGATTACGAGGATAAGCATACGATTGATGCGAAAATTGAGTTAGTCAGATTTTCTTGGTAGGGAGGATAAGAAATGAAAGCACGTAAAAAACCAGTTACTGTCGAGATTGTGCAACTTAAAATGCTATCTGCACGTTCATATCGCAAATGCAAAGAATTCGTTGGTGAAGCATGGGTTGACCATAATAATATGCCAAATGGATTACCTGGTATTGAAACATTAGAAGGCACAATGGAAATATCTGATGGTGATTACATCATCAAAGGCGTTCATGGTGAATTTTATCCGTGCAAACCAGATATCTTTCTTGAGACCTACGAAATCATCGAGGAGTGATTAAGTGAAATCACAAGATTACTTCATCAAGCGGGAGAAAGCTTGGCAAGAGCAGCAGATTAAAGATGATAAGAAACGCATGAACGAGATCAAGAAGCGCCTGCAATACGCACAGGATGCGATACAGAAAGAAATAGATGCACAGTGGGATAGTTTTTCCAACGGTCAGAAAATCACTCGTAGTGAAGCGATGAAGCGTGCTAGCGAAATGGATGTAAAAGCATTTGCTCGCAAGGCTAAGAAGTATGTTAAAGAGAAAGACTTTTCACCTACAGCAAACAAGGAATTGAAGCTATACAACCTTACAATGCGTGTCAATCGCTTGGAATTACTGAAAGCAAATATTGGACTTGAGCTGATAGCCACGTTTAACGATATGGACAAGTACTTCTCGGGAGAGCTTACCAGCGCTGGATTAAAAGAACTGCAACGTCAAGCAGGCATCCTTGAAATGACGATCGCTAAAAGCGGTTATGCCAAATTAGTGGAGCAAGTGATAAACAGCTCGTTTCGAGCGGATGGATTTGCAACATTCAGCGAACGACTATGGATGTATCAAGCAGAATTGAAAGCAGATTTGGATAAGTTGCTTGTTCGAAGTGTGACGATGGGCCGTAACCCCAAACAATTAGCGCCAGAACTGGCTAAATACCTCACTCAAGAGGGCAAGGAAAATGCTAAGTATAATGCACAACGGTTGATGGTAACGGAGACCACTAGAGTGCAGATTGGCATCCAAGAGAAAAGTTATCGTGATGCTGATATCGATCAGTTCGTATTTATATCTGAACCAACAGCTTGTAGGTACTGTCTGCCTCTAAATGGGAAAGTATTTGATTTGAAAGATATGTCGCCAGGTGTAAATTGTGCGCCAATGCATCCGTTTTGCAGATGTAGTACCGCGCCTTATGTTGATCGTGATGCATTTGAGAAGTCGCTTAAAGAAAGAGGGTTATAATCTTGTCAAAACTAAATAAAGTTTCAATCAGCAATGGTTTGTTCGTTGATGGCACAAAGATTAACGGTTTAACAGATATTAATATCGAATCAAGTGTTGATAATGTATCAGCAGTCACTATGAAATTCTATGGAATCATTGACGGACTAGACAATATTCAAGAAACATATAAATTCGAAGCGCCTAAAAAACCTTACAAGCCAAGTAGAAAGTATAGGAGCCGATAAAAATGGAAAGTAACAGTATTACACTAAAAATTAAGTTCAAGATTCCGTTTTATTGGTACCTGTTTAAAGTTAATTTTCAGGCTATATTCAACAATGAACTGGCGCAAGATACACTTGAATGGTTCCTGTGTGATTTTGAAGAAAATCATAACAAATATGTCAGAGTCATTGAAAAGAGTTAAGGAGGAACGCAAATTGGAATCGAAAATCGATATTGATATAGAATTCAAATTGCTTAAGGAACTTAAAGAGTTTCTCAATAAACTTCCAGATGAAGTACTTGAAAAAGAACTTCAGAACGATGGTATTCATGATGGAATGAGATTATATGAAGATCAAGAAGAACCCATTGTTTATTATTTGTAATTAAGTCGCTAGCCCATTCGCTAACGGCTTTTTATTATGCCTTCTTACTGCTTACAGGCACTAAAGAGAAAGCTGTTCCGACTGACTGGCGTAACTAGTTAAATTATCGGGTAGCGGCGTAACCGTGGAGGAATAATCATGAAAAAACGTTTATTTATGCCTATGAACTTACAATACTTTGCGGAACCAGAAGGTGGTCAAGATACACCGCCGGCGGAACAACCTACACCACCAGATGATAAACCAAAGGGTGAAGAAACTGGCAAAACATTTTCTCGTGATGAAGTAGCGAAAATGATTGCTGCTGAGACAAAGAAAGCTGTCACTGCTGCTGAAGAAAAATGGCGTGCTGAAAAAGACGAAGCTGCCAAACTTGCCGAAATGGACGATAAAGAGAAAGCAGACTACGAGAAACAGCAACTTGAAGCAAAACTAGCTGAGTTCGAACGTAAAGAAGTGCTATCCAAGATGTCCGAACAAGCAAGCGAAATGCTGTCTGAAAAAGGCGCTACGCCTACGAAAGAAATGCTTCGACTAATTGTATCAGAAGACGCTGAAACCACGTCAAACAACGTTAAAACGTATCTAGCATCTGTTGAAGCGGAACGCGAAGCAATCAAAGTGGAATATGAAAAGCGACTTGGCGGAAAAGTTCCTTTAGATGGAAACGGCGCAACAATTTCTCGTGGTGCACAGCTAGCAAAAAATGCAAACAACCAAACGAAAAAGCCTGAGAATGACCCTTGGGCAATTAAATAGGAGGAATATCAATGGTTTATGTTAAAAAATCAGAAACATTCAAAGAAATCAATTTTCTAAAATCTCAACAATTCATTTCATTCACAAAACAAGTAGATAACACTCACGCAGGTGTTGTAAATGGTGTATTGCCAGCAGGGTCAGTTTACCCAGCAAACGATGGGACAGCTGAAGGTATCACAATTAATGATGTTGATGTTAGTAACGGCGCTCAACCAGTAGGCGTTATTGTTGATGGACACATTCTAATTGAACGGTTACCAGTTAAACCAAGTGATGCTGCTCAAACAGCAATGCGTGAAATCAAACTTTATGATGAAGCAGGAAAAATGATCGCTTTACCAGCCACTGCAGGCGGACAGTAATAGGAATATAGGAGGAAAAAATAAATGGCAAATATCGCAGAATTATTTTCACAACGTAACGTCTTAGACTATGTAAACAATCGTCAAGCTCCCGCTTTATTGGGTGAAACACTTTTTCCAGCACGAAAGGTGCAAGGACTTGAATTTGATATTCTAAAAGCAGGTACTCGTATTCCGACGATCGCAAGCGTACATGCATTTGATACTGAGGCAGAAATTGCATCTCGGGTAGCTTCTCGCAGCGCTCAGGAATTAGCTTTCATCAAACGCAAAATTCAGTTGAAAGAAAAAGACTTGATTGCATTGCGCAATCCTCGTACTGCTGAAGAACAGGCTTTCTTGGAAAATGAAGTATATAATGATGTATTTTCAATGGTTTCTTCTGTTAATGCGCGTGTTGAAAAAATGCGCATGGAAGTATTGGCAAATGGAACCGTAACATTAGATGAAAACGGATTGGACTTAGTTGTTGATTACGGTGTTCCGGCAGAACACAAAGCTACCGTTGATTTCGCTGCTTCTTCTACCGATGTTATCGGATTATTAACTACATGGGCAGGTACGCTAGATACTACACCAACTCGGATCTTAACTTCGACTAAAGTTCGTAATGCTATTTTGCAAAATGCTGGTATCAAAGCTTACTTCAAAGATGCTGGATTGCTGCCAACAGCTGGAACATTAAATCAGTTGTTACAACAATTTGGTTTGCCAATAATCGCAACGTACGATGCTAAGTACTATAAAGAAAATGCTCAAGGCGTGTTGGTCAAAGAGCGCTACTTCCCAGAAAATAAACTTGTCATGTTCGGTGATGAAAATCCGGGCGAATCTATTTTCGGTGTAACGCCAGAAGAATCTCGGCTATTATCTGGTGGTACTAATGATTATCAAGTTGGAAACATTTTTGCAATGGTTTATGAATCAAATCTTGACCCTGTTGGAACATGGACAAAAGCAGCTGGTACTGCACTTCCTAGCTTCCCCGAAGCGGACAACGTGTTCCAAGCAACTGTATTAGCAGAAGGGTAGGTGATCCTCTATGACCAAATATAAAGTAGCTAAAGTTTTCATTGATGTTCACACGAAAGAAACTTATAAAGTTGGTCAAGAGATTGATTTGAACAAAGAGCGCTTTGATGAAATTGAGAAAAATCTTGAAGCGTTTGGTGGAGGATTCTTAGAACCGATTAAGATCGAGGAAAAACAAGTTAAGAAACCAACTAAATCAACTAAAAAGAAAGGTTAGTCATTTGACTAGCCTTTTTATTTTTGAAAGGAGGCAGTCATGGACGAAACCTTAGAAGAAGTGAAACGATCGCTCGAAGTTGATAACGAAGAACTCGATAAACAGCTAACTGACTTTATCAAACGAATCTCAAGCCAACTATGTGTGCGTTTAGGCTTCTTAGAGAGCGTTCCTGCGGCGTTAAACTATATCGTAGTCGAATGTACGATCAAGAGATTCAACCGCAAGGGTAACGAAGGTATGAGCTCGTATGGGCAAGAGGGAGAATCAATCTTCTATGGAAAGCTTTTAGATGATTTTGAAGAGGATATTTTTGCATATCTAAAGAAGCAAAACGGGGATACCCCTCCTTATAGAAGTGTGGCGACTTTTATATGAGATATGACACAGAAGTAACTTTCGTTATCGAAAAAGATGGCTATTATGATCCAGAGTTAGGGGAGCATGTAGAACCGACCTTAGACGAAAAAATCAAGCTTGCTAATATAACTGATTTGGGAACTGATCGCTCGAAAGTTTTGTTCGGAGATATTAAGCAAGGTGCAAAAGTTATTCGTTTACTTCGACCCTATACCAAGGAGTGGGATTACGTTTTAATATTCAACAAACTAAAGAGCAAAACGGAGAAGTTCGAGATTATCACTGAGCGTAACCTTCGACTTAAAAACACTTTTATCGTCCAGGAGGTGATTGCAAAGTGAAAGTTTCATTGGGTTACAAAGGTGTGGATGAGCTGCTTAAACACTTGGAAGAAGCTGTCACGCTTAGAGATGTGCAAATGGTAGTTAAAACAAATGGAGCCGAGCTTACTAAGCGCATGCAAGAAAAAGCCCGCTTTAATGGACATTGGGAAGGGGATGTGTTTGTGCACCCGACAGGCTTCACTAGACGATCAATTCGAATGTGGTTGTTGGAAGGCGGTTTTGTTGCACAAGTTGGACCGCAGAGTGATTACAGTCCGTACTTAGAATATGGAACTCGATTCATGAGCGCTCAACCTTTCGTTGGTCCCGCATTTAATGTGCAGAAAGCAATCTTTATGAAAGACATGCAGAGGTTATTCAAATGATTAAGACAAGAGATCAATCAATTTTTGATGAACTTTTTAAAATATCCCAAGAAAAACTAGGATACAAAACATATGATTACAAAACTTTAGAGGATGTTGGTTATCCCTTTGTGGAATTTGAGAACACTCAGACCATCCATGAAGTAAATAAAACTGACATTAAAGGGTCTGTGATTGTGGTTTTATCCGTTTGGGGATTACAGAAGAAACGAAAGCAGGTGTCAGATATGGCATCTGCTCTTTTTAATGAAGCTAGATTGATAGAAGCCACAGAAGGCTATTATTGGGTTTTAAATTATCAAGCAAGTGGAATTCAAGTGATGGATGATACAACAACGAATACACCGCTAAAACGGGCGGTTGTCACACTTGAATTTAGAATTAGATAGGAGGAAGAACATGGAAGCATTAAAAGGTATTGATGTCATTTTGCTTTATCGCTTATTGAAAAAAGAAGCTCAGGAAGCTGCTTGGAAAATGGTATTTCAAACAGAACACGAAAATGGTTTATCAAGAGATTCAGACTCTACAGTGACAAAAGACGGAAACGTTCAAAGTTTAAGTCCAGTTGAATATGATTTTTCGGCTACTTCAATAGTTGCTAAAGGAGATTCTCATGTAGATGAAATGAAACAAGCCTTATTAAATGGCGATATCATTGAAATTTGGGAAATCAACAAAGCAGAACAGGGAACAGATGATGATGCAAATAAGTACAAAGCTACTTATTACCAAGCATATGTGTCTGAATTTACTCCATCAGCTGCTGCAGAGGATAACGTTGAATTAAGTTTATCATTTGCAGTAAATGGTGTTGGTCAAGATGGTTATGCAACCTTGACAGAAGATCAAGCCGATGTTGTTCAATATGCATTCAAAGATACCGTGAAAGCAACTTCGACAGGAGCATAAGAGGGCTTAGATGCTCTCTTTTTTATTTTAGGAGGATGAAAAACATTGAAATTAAAAATTAAAGGTAAAGAATATTCGTTTAAATTTGGCACTAAATTTGTACGTGAATTAGACAAAGTGATGCCTTTCATCGATGGAAATATGGAATTCGGAATGGGACTCTCAGCAAAAGTCTTACCGGAATTACGTTCTTATAATGTCAACACGTTGTCACGAGTCTTAGAAATAGCAAATAGAACAGAAGAAGAAACTATTACGTTGGATGAAATGGATGATTACATCGATGAAGTTAAAGACATCGAAAAATTGTTTGATGAAGTCCTAAAAGAATTGGCGGAGTCGAACGCGGGAAAGTTAGCGGTCCGAAACCTGAATCAGAAATTGAAAGAAGCGGAAAAACAACAAGCGGAATAGATTCTGCACTGGCATACGAACAAATTCTTATCAATTCTTTTCGATATTTGGGAATGACCAATATCTCAGATATCGAAAGAATGACGTTATATGAATACAACATTCGTATGACTGCAGCCCAGTTATCTTGGCTTGACAAAGAAAAGTTGATTCACGAATTAGCGTGGGCAAATCAGCAAGTCCAAGCGGAGAAAAAAGTAGGCAAAAAGACAGTTCCTGTATATCGATCCTTTGAAGAATTCTTCAATTATCAAAAAATCGAAGATTCAATCATGGGAGTTTCCGAACTTTCAAAACAAGATAAAAAATTCCAAAGCTTACTAACTAAAGCTAACTCTTGAGGAAAGGAGGAAAATCATGGAACAATTTTCTGTTGAAGCCTTATTAAAAGCCACAGATAGTGGATTTGTAAAGACTTTTAAAGATGCGCAAGATGCTGTTAAGACTTTTGAAAAGAAATCAAATAGTATGACAACCGCTGTAGGTAAAGTGATGCAAGGTACTGGTGCCGCAATGACAAAGTATATTACCACTCCTCTTATAGGAGTAGGCGTAGCAGCTGCTAAAGTTGGTGGCGACTTCGAAGAACAAATGAGTCGTGTAAAAGCTATATCAGGAGCAACAGGCGACACATTTGAACAGATGAAACAGCAAGCGATTGATCTAGGAGCAAAAACTGCTTTTAGCGCAAAAGAATCGGCTGCCGGCATGGAAAATCTTGCTTCTGCTGGATTTAGCGCACAAGAAATCATGAAAGCAATGCCGGGTCTTTTAGACTTAGCAGCTGTATCTGGAGGGGATGTGGCTCTAGCTTCTGAAAATACTGCTACTGCTTTGAGAGGATTTGGTTTAGAAGCAAGTGAAGCAGGACATGTCGCTGATGTATTTGCTCGTGCTGCTGCGGACACCAATGCGGAAGTTGGAGACATGGGAGAGGCATTGAAATATGTTGCTCCTGTAGCCAATTCAATGGGTATTTCTTTGGAAGAAACTGCAGCAGCTATTGGTATTATGAGTGACGCAGGCATTAAGGGTTCTCAAGCAGGTACAACGTTGCGAGGAGCATTGTCTAGGTTAGCAAGGCCAACAAAGGCTATGCAAGATACAATGGATAATTTAGGTGTTTCGTTTTATGATGCTGACGGTAAAATGAAACCTTTAAAAACTCAAGTAGAATTACTTAAAAAAGCTTTTGAAGGCCTGACGCCTGAACAACAACAAAATGCTTTAGTAACACTATATGGGCAAGAATCATTATCAGGGATGATGGCTTTGATTGATAAAGGACCTGATTCATTGGGCAAATTAACAAAATCTCTGAAAGATTCTGATGGTGCAGCTGACGATATGGCTCGGACCATGCAAGATAATATGAATTCTTCCATCGAGCAAATGTTTGGAGCTTTTGAGTCAGCAGCTATTGTAATTCAAAAGATTCTAGCACCATCCATCAGAAAAGTAGCAGATGCCATTTCTGGCTTAGTAGAGAAATTTGTGAGTGCTCCAGAATCAACTCAAAAATTAGTGGTTGCCATAGGAGCAATTGTCGCTGCTATAGGACCGTTAATTTTTATGATTGGTTCAGTAATTATATGGATCAATAGGGTAAAAGTAGCTTTTAAAGCTTTAAGTGAAAGTTCAAAATTGTTTAGTGGATTAAGTAAAGCAATGGGTCTTCTTACAAATCCGGTTTTTCTGGTTATAGCTGCGGTAGCACTACTTGTTGTAGGTTTCATCTATCTTTGGAATACGAGTGAAGATTTTAGAAACTTTTGGATTGGCTTATGGGAGGGAATCAAGTCTGCTGTAAGCTCGGCAGTAGAATGGATTCAGAATGCATGGAAATCTACAGGAGAATGGTTTAACAATTTATGGAAGTCCATTAAAGAAGGCGCAGACAATGTTTGGACTACAATTCAAGAAGCCCCTGGGAAAGCGGCAGATTGGATCAAGAATAAATGGACTGAAACAAAAGAGTTCTTTTCGAGTATATGGGATGGCATCAAAGAAGCTGCCAGTTCCGCTTGGGAAGGAATTGTAAACATTCTAGCACCGTATGTTATTGCCATAAAAAATGTTTTTCAGCCAATGATTGATTTCTTTACGAACCTATGGTCTCAAATTGGATCAATCGCAGGCTCTGCATGGGAAATTATAAAAACTGCTGTAATGGGTCCAATTCTGCTTTTGATTGATTTGATAACAGGCAATTTTAATCAGTTAAAAGAAGATGCTTCGATGCTGTGGACTACATTAACTACAAATATTCAAAACATTATCACGACGTTTGTAGATATAGTTGTTGGTTATTACACAGCCTTAAAGGATACTGTGATAAATATCTGGAATGTGTTAACTTCTACCATCAAAGATGTGTGGAATTCTTTTACTACATGGATCAAAGAGACAACTAACAATATTGTAAATAGTATTAAACAGGGATGGAATAACCTAAAACAAGGGACAATCGATCTGTTTAATAATATGATTCAAGGAGCGAAAGATTTATGGAATTCTTTCAAAGCTTGGTTTATTAATCTAGTTATTGGAACTAAGGATAACATCATTCAGGGATGGGAAAACCTAAAACAAGGCACTATAGATACTTTCAACAATTTAGTAAGTGGTGCTCAAGAGGCATGGGATAATTTAGTAAATGCTGTTAGTGCTACTGTTGATAGAGTAACTGGCTGGTTTGATAACTTGAAAAATATCGATTTACTAGCAGCCGGAAAAGCCATCATGGATAGTTTTCTAGAAGGGTTACAAAATGCATGGAAATCTGTGCAAGATTTTGTTGGAGGTATTGGTGATTGGATTCGTGAACACAAAGGACCTATCCAATACGATAGAAAGCTATTGATTCCAGCTGGTCAGGCTATTATGAACGGTCTGAATAAAGGTCTGACAGGAGGATTCAATGACGTACAGAATACTGTTGGAAGTATGGCAGACTTTATCGCGGAACTTTTCAATGCAAATTCTGATGTAGATATAGCTGCAAATTTGAAAAATGCAAATAAAAACATTGGTGCACAAGTTGAACATAAAATAAATATGGGTGGCTCTACTAAACCAGCTGTATTTAAAATCAATCTTGGAAGACAATCGTTTAGATTGTTTATGGACGATATTTCACAAGCTATGGGCGAAGGTGCAGACATTAATCTAGAATTTTAGGAGGGAATATTTTGGATCAGCGAGAAAATAAAATGTACTCATTCAAAGATACAACTATTAATCTT